TTTAACTTGATTGCAACACCAGGATATCCAGAACTAATTGGTGAAATGATTAGTCTAAACTACGACCGCGGATTAACAGCATTTGTAGTAGGTGATAGTCCAATGAGACTACAACCGACAACAACTTCAATCAGCAACTGGGCAACCAACGTTAACTTAGCAGTTGAAGATAACGATATCGGTCTTGTAAGTCGTGACGAATATCTAGGTGTATACTACCCAAGTGGATTTACATCAGATAACGCAGGAAATAACATTGTTGTTCCAGCATCGCACATGGTACTACGCACTATAGCACTTAACGACCAAGTTGCTTATCCATGGTTTGCACCTGCTGGTACAAGACGTGGCGGAGTAACCAACGCATCTGCAACAGGTTATATTAATGCAGAAGGTGAATTTGTAAGTATTGCACTAAATGAAGGCCAAAGAGATACACTATATCAATCAAATGTAAACCCAATTACATTCCTAAATGGAGCAGGATTGGTAGTATTTGGTCAAAAAACTCGTGCAAGAAATGCAAGTGCGCTTGACAGAATTAACGTTGCAAGACTAGTAATTTACTTACGCAGTCAACTTAAAACACTTGCAAAACCATACATATTCGAACCAAATGATAAAATCACACGTGACGAAATCAAACAGCAAGTTGAAAGTTTACTAGTTGAGCTAATCGGACTAAGAGCAATTTATGACTATCTAGTAGTGTGTGACGAATCAAACAACACACCAAACAGAATAGATAGAAACGAGTTGTATGTAGATATTGCAATTGAACCAGTAAAAGCAATTGAATTTATTTACATTCCGTTACGCTTGAAGAACACAGGAGAAATCGCAGGTTTATAAGTCGTTTTATAGGGGGAGACTAAACTCCCCCTATAAATGATAAATACTTGTGATAAGGAGTTTATTATATGGCAATCTCATCATTAAGCAAAATTTCGGTTCCATTAGCGACCAACGATAGTGCTAGTTCTCAAGGCCTTTTAATGCCTAAACTACAATATCGTTTTAGAGTATCATTAGAGAATTTTGGTGTATCAACTCCAACTACTGAACTTACAAAACAAGTTGTGGATGTTACTAGACCTCAGATAAGTTTTGAAAACATCGAAATTCCGGTGTATAACTCAAAGGTTAATCTAGCTGGCAAACACACATGGAACCCACTTACACTAAACCTACGCGAAGATGTAAACAACAACGTACAAAAACTAGTAGGCGAACAACTACAAAAGCAATTTGACTTTATGGAACAAGCTGCTGCTGCAAGCGGTCAAGATTACAAATTCTTAACAAGAATAGAAATTCTAGATGGCGGCAACGGTGCTTTAACTCCAAATGTACTTGAAACATGGGAAGTATACGGCTGCTATGTTAGCGAAGCAAACTATAACACATTAGCATATGCTAACAATGAACCAGTCACAGTTACACTAACTATTCAGTATGACAACGCTGTACAATCACCAAACGGAACAGGTGTAGGAACATCAGTAGGAAGAACACTAGGAACCTTTGTAACCGGTGCTGGGTAACAATAAAACTAGTTAGATTGCCATTAAGGGGGCTTAGGCCCCCTTTATCTTTATATACGTATATAATTAGTAAGATAAATATTATTATGGGAATATTCGACGGATACTTTGATAACTTTATAAACTTTGGTGGACCTAAGGGCAACCTAGGCGATTACCGACATGCGGCAAGATTATATGTTGACAACAACATGAGACTTGCACCTAAATTCAAACACCTTTATCATATTGTGTTTAATATAGAGTCAGAGGTACAACAACTAATGTCTCCGCTGTTTGGTGGAGTAGATAAAAAAGAAATTAATATTCTAGCGAAAAGCGCCGATCTTCCAAAATTTAATATAGATACTCAAACAGTTAATCAGTACAACAGAAAAAAGATTGTTCAGACAAAAGTTAATTACCAGCCGATAAACATAGCGTTTCACGATGACAATGCTGGATTAACAACATTGTTTTGGGAAACTTACTTTAGATATTACTTTACCGATCCAAACTATGTTGAAAAAGATGCAGCAGGTAATCCGGGAGGAGTTCATGCTCCGTTTGCAAAAGCACCTGGCGGATTAAACAATGCTTATGGTAACTCAACTGTTGTAGCAAACAAGTTCGGATTAGACAGGTTTGGTAAAAAACAAAACTTTTTTAAAGATATACAAATATTTCAATTTTCGCCACAAAACGGAAAATCGTCGTATACTGCGTTTACTTTAATAAATCCTTACATAACTGGATTGCAGCATGACAGAGTAGATCAAGGCGCAGGTGAATTAACCGAAACCTCGATGACTATTGAATACGAAGCAGTAACTTACGCAAGAGGATACACTGTTCCGGGTAGTTCGCCAACTGGATTTGCAGAAACACATTATGACAAAATTCCTAGTCCTTTATCAAACAGAAACGCTGTTACTTTATTTGGAAGACAAGGTATACTTGCTGGTGTAGATAATATAATTTCCGACTTTAAAAACGGAAATATCTTATCATCAATTGTAAAAACAAGCAACTTGCTTACAAATGCATCGCAAATTACACCAACACAAATACAATCAGAATTAGGATCTATTGTAGGAGGCGTAACAGGGCAAGCATTAAACAACACTGTGTTCCCGTCGTTAGCAAGTAATAGTCCCAGAAGTGTAGCTGCACCTAAATCGTTCTAAAGGAACCAACATGTCAAGTATTCAAACATTAAATAAAATTACAGATAGTGCAACTCCTACCAAAGAGTTTTTTAGCAGATATTTTAACGAACCTATTTCTTACCCTAGCAATCAAGTCGACGCTGTTGTAGGATTTTTTAAAAACAAAGGATTTGACGAGGTAGCAGCATTAAGTGTTTCAACTATATTACTACAACAAGCCAAAGTTGACCAAGTAAACGTATTTGAATTACTTGACGGATTAAAAAAATATAACAAATTGCAGTTAAACGGATTAGTTGCTGCAATTTTAAATGCCAATCGTTCGCGATTGAGCAAGCTAGGCTACAAAGAGCAAGATAATACTGCTTACGTTGAGAAAAGAAATATCTTATACTAATGCCTAAGTTTGCACAAGGAAAGTATAATTTACAAAACCCAGACAAATATGTAGGAAACAGAACACCAACATATAGAAGTAGCTGGGAATTTGCATTTATGCGCTTCTGTGATAATCATCCAAATGTAAACAAATGGGCAAGCGAAGCAATAAGAATTCCTTATAGAAACCCATTTACAGGAAAATATACAATTTATGTTCCTGATTTTTTTATTTCATATGTTGATGCAAACGGAAAATCACATGCAGAAGTAATTGAAGTAAAACCGCTAAACCACACTATAAAAGAAAAACTAGGACGCAGTAAAAGCAATCAAGCACACTATGTATTAAATCAAGCCAAGTGGGAAGCTGCTAGAGCATGGTGCAAACAACAAAACATTACATTTAGAATTGTAAGTGAAGAAGACATTTTTCACCAAGGCAAAAAAAGATAAATAATAGTAGCATATTATAGGATACTATTATGACTAAGAAATTAGAAGATTTGTTAAATTTACCAGATTCAAAAGAATTACACAAAAAAGAAAATAAAAAAGAAAAAAGTAATACAATAGTCGAATCTGAAAAATCATTTAGAGAACTTGCCGAGTATGATAAAATTGCGGCGGCGTTGCCTGCTGTAAATGGCTTAGGACAAATGGCAGATGATGAATTGAATGATATTGCAAACAAAGCATTAACTGCATATGATGATTTAATGAACTTAGGAATGAACGTCGAAGCGAGATATTCGGGTAGAGTTTTTGAAGTTGCAAACTCTATGCTGCAAACAGGACTTAATGCAAAAGTTGCTAAATTAGATAAAAAACTTAAAATGATAGAATTGCAGCTCAAAAAAGACAAGCTAGATAAAGAAGAAACTTCCACCGATCAATTTACACAAGGCGAAGGATTTGTTGTAACAGATCGCAATAGCTTAATAGAACGATTAAAGGGTCTGAAATAAATCATGCGATACATTAAAGGTAATATAACATCTTCAAGGCAAGTAGTCGGTACTCGCATATCTAACGATACCCCAATGCCGGCAGAGTCTCCTAAAATATTAAAAGCAGAAATCGGAATATTTGGCAACGGTTACGGTCAATATTTGCATAAAGATAACACAACACCGTCATGGGTACAACTGTTAGAAAGCAGATATGGTATTATAAATTATTGCGAACCAGAAAGTAATTTATTTTTTGCTGTGCAAAATTTTATAAAAAATCAACACAAATTTGAAAAAATTATTTTTATTATTCCGTCTGCAAAGGTATTATTTTTACCAAACGAAAGTATACTAACTACCCGAGAAGAATATCCTATAACATATGGCAAGCACTTGTCTCAAAGTACAGTTGACATTGAAATTAAAGCCCCTAGGTATTATGATCCTGGATTAAAGGGCATAAGAGTTTTACAAGCTGCACAAAACTATTTTACGTATATTCACAATAATGAACAAGAAACATTCATGCGTGAATTAATGATAAACGAAGTTAAAAGAATTAGACCTGACACACTGTTTTTAGAAACAAAAAACTTAGAACAAATAACACAAAAAGAAAATGCACATTACGGCATCAACGATGATAGTGTTAGAAAATACGTTGATAAAAGAAATTGCTATTTGTCTAGAGAAAACAATGAAATATTGTCGTATAACATAAAATACTGGATCAAGCATGATAGTTTTGATATGAGTTTTGAAAAGTTTGTTAACCCTGTAGAACCCTTTGAAGCGTACTTTAAAAAACTTAAATGATAAATAATATAAAGCTAAGGTATTACCATGAAAGATTTAAAACAATATATTGCTGAAAGCAAAAAAACGTATAAATGGAGAATCGGAGTTGCCGGTGATCTTCCCGAAGGGTTTGAGGATATTCTAAAAACTTCTTTAGAAAAGTTTCAAGTTAACAATTTCAAAAAAACAAAAACAACACCTATACAAGAAACTCCGTTAGAATTTCCAAACATTTCAAATTCAAAGGTAACTTATTTTGAAGTTGAACTATCTTATCCAACAACTGATCAAGTGTTAAAAGAATATTTAGGCACTGTTAGCAGAGTCCCAGCATCG